GGCATTTTTAATGAAAGATTATTTTTCTTTAATGCATTTTCAAAAGCATTATCAGAGTTAATCATTCTTAAACCTGTGCCACCAAATGCACTTCTGGTTACAAATGTTTTACCAGAACCTGGACCACCTGCAAGAAAAAATGCTTTGAATATATTAGGGTCATATAAACCCTCTTTTAACTCTTGAAATCTTATGTCGTTATAACTTTTCATCTTTCTATTCTTTTAATTATTTTGTTTGCAATAACTTCAGGTTCAGCACCCTCAGCTTTAATATTTATTAATTGGTCTTCATAATGTTTGATTACAGGACCAACTTGTTTTTCGTGTTCTTTTAATCTCTGTTTAATTGTTTCTGGTTTATCGTCTGCTCTACCTCTGGCCGTCAACCTTTTAATTACCTCTTGCTCAGAAACTTGTAAGTTAATAATAAAGTTATGTTCAATATTATTTTTGTCCATTGCTCTAACTTGTTCCATATTTCTAGGAAAGCCATCAAATACATAACCGTTTCTTGCGTCTGGTTGTTTTAATCTATTCATAACTTCACGCATTACAATTTCTGTTGGTGCAAATTTACCTTGGTCTAATAATGCTTTTACTTTCTTTCCGTCTGGTGTATCTTTCTTTGCTAAATCTCTCATCATATCACCAGTATAAATGTGTGGTATATCAAAATGCTTTGTAATATATTTTGAGTAGGTAGATTTACCAGAACCAGGTCCACCTATCATAATTATTTGCCAAGGTCCACCTTTTACTTCTCTTAAAAATCTTTCAAAAAATTTCATTAATTCCAACCTTTTGGTAATGTAAAGTTAGTTCTACTAAATTCTAATCTATCTACAAGTTTTACAGCACCTGCAACTCTATCAACGGCCACATATCCTTCAGGAGCGGTAACTCTATAACCGTTTGAAGTTCTAACAAAGTGACCAATACTTTGAATTTGATTCATCTTTCTTAATAATGTATTCTTACAATTTGCTAAAGTTATATGACTTGCAATTGCAAAATATAAAGCCGTTCTATTTCTTTTAATAAATGCCATACCATCTTTTTTTGCTTTGATGTATGGTGCTTTACCTCTATCTGTTTTCTTACTTGCAATTTCATTATCTAATGTATTCTCGTAATATGTTTCAAATCTTTTTTGCATATCTCTAACTTTACCCATATTACCTTGCGTTGTTTTGATAAAGTGATTAAAGAAAGTTTTTAATCTAAAACCAACAGAGAATTGGTCACTAGTTGTTTTAGACATTTCATTTAACATAGGACCTGCTTTAGATAAAGAGCCTTCAGCCATTCTAATCTGAGCGTCAAATACACTTAACTCTCTCTTATTAAATTTTACTGAACCTGATTTATCTGTATATTGAGCAGACGCTAAAAATATACTTGAACCACCAGAACCTCTAACGGTACCAAAACCTGCTGATAAACTTTTCATATCTTTACCAGCATAAGATGTATGAAATACAATACCCATTTTCGCTCTGGCAATTTGTTTACCAATACCACTATCAGCTGGTACTGCATACGTAATTGTATTCGGTGTAAAAGTAATCATAGTTTCACCGTCAATCGTAGCAGTTGTTTTATCGTCTGTAAATAATAGGTCACCTTGTAAGATACCTTTTATAGGTAATCTTTTTAGATAATTAAAACAATAGATAAGTTTTGCACCTGCACCAGTTGTGCCGTGGTTTTTTCTTATGTCTGCAATTGAATAATTGATTTTAGGAGTTTTATTAAATACTGATTTAGTACCTACAAAAAATTTACCATTTTCTGGATTAGTACCAACTATAATAGCAGGCGCACCGTCCCATTTAACGGTCATATTAACTGCACCACCGGTATTACCAGCCAGCATATTTCTTACTGATTTTAGGAAGTTAATTGCGTTATCACCACCTTTGGCACCGTTATTGATAATATCGTCTTCTAGGTGTTCAAGGTGAGTGTTTTTGTCCTGTGTAAAAAAACCTTTAAAACTAAACATTTATTTCTCTCATTTTTGTCCATTATACTATAATCTATGAGGTTTGTCAACCTCTCATTCAACCCATTAACAAATATACTACTATTTATTCATTTAGACCGTTGTACTTAACTGCTAAATTGAAGAATTGTCCTAATTTATGTTGTACACCGACTTTATTTGACCTAACGGCCATATTCATTACTGCAAGAACCTTACTATATTGTTTGATTCTAATATCAAAGTTTTGTTTAGAAGATACAGATACCATACCCTCAACACTTGTTGCTTGTTCTAGTAATACACTTAATCTATTACTATCTTTTACTTCTTTGTATGTGTCATTAACTGCCTTAATAATGGTAACAGGCACATCACTTTGTTTTAGTATCTCACTTCTACAATACTTCTTAAACACTTCAAAATCTTTTGTCATTGTATAAACTAATTTATTTCTTATGATTGCCAAGTTAGCGTCATACAATTGTTCGTATCTTGGTAAATCCTGATTTTCTAACTTTTCTAAAGCTGCAAAGGTAACCTTTCTATTATCATTACCCTCATCATATTTGTCAGACTTAATACCAGGTATTTTAGAGTAAGTGTTTCTATATAAATCACTTCTCAATCTTTGAATTTGTGTACCACTAGGTTCAAAGTGATAATATACTTTATTGACGTAAGTATTTAAAAGTGGTTCTTTTGTAGTTTCACCACCTGCTTTTAGAGATACACCTAAAATAGATTTATCTACAAAGAATATTGCAATATCAGCTGGCGAATTAGCAGGTACACCTACTGGTTTTGCTCTGTAAGTCCAGAAAACTTTATCTATTTTTTTATTTTTATGAGTATCTTCAAGAAATTTTGTTATAGCAACTGCATTGGTCATCTTCTCTCTAAATTTAGATGACTTTGGCATATCTTCTAAAAAATCTACACCTGCTTTTTGGTCGGCTGCATTAACATAACAAGTTTGTTTTTGAGGTAATGCTAATACTTTCTCATAAAGTTTTTCTGGATTTCTTTCAGTAATTTTATTTAAGAAAGCTAAACAAGGTACAAGTTCAGTTATAGTAGAGTTCAAAGTGGTTTCTGTCATACCACCTGACCTAGGTTTATATACTATTCTTATTGTATAATCACCTATAAGAAACTCTGTAATATTCTCACTAGATAAACTAGTTTTCTTTTCTTCAAACTTTATCTTTTTAGACTTAATAAAGTTTTGTAAATTACGTCTTGCGTCAACCCTATTAGACACACGAACATAGTAAACCATCGCTGTCTTGGTAGATTTTTTCTGTTGAAATTCAATCTGACCACCAGCTTTTTTAGCCGCTTGCTCTATGAGTAATTTGTCTTTTTGCTGTAGCATTCTTCTCTCCTACTATATTTAGGAGAGGAAGGCAACTACTTTCCTTGGAAGTTTTCACACAGGAAGTTTGGTATACCACCACTTACTGACCATACTTGGTGTTTATTTTGAAAATCACATAACGATTGAGCGTCTTCTTCAAAAAAGAACGACTTGATTATTGAGTTGGTCGGACTTTCTACTACTTGCCAAACCATTTTTCTACCCTTTTTAATCAAGTTAGTTGTGTATTTTAGTTTCATATTTCCACCACCTGGTCTTTTATCGCCTTTATGAAATCTTACCTTTTGAGTTTTCTTTTTTCTAGGCATTATAATTTAAAGTCGCTAAACTTATCGTAAGCTACTTCTTTTTCTTCTACTTGTTTTTGGTTGCTGTCAACAATATTTTGAGCACCTTGACCTACATCATATAGTCTCATCTTGGCTCTATCTACACCAATGATAAATGACCTGTTGACGCTTGGGTCATTGTATCTATTCTTTAATTGTTTGACTTTCATTTGACCTAGTTGTTCTAGTTCTTCATTTGACATTAAAGCAAACATAAAGTCAGCAGTTGCTGGTAGACCAAAAGATTCAGACGTATCTTCTAGTCCAATATCTGTTGAAGTATAACCAGTTCTAGTTGTTTGTGTAGCACTAAAGATTGGTACATTAAATTCTACTGCAAGACCTCTTAACTCTTCAGCGATAGCCTTAATGTAGAAATAAGAACCAATATTACCACCTTTAAATCTACTTGAAGCACATATGTTTAGATAATCAATAAACACAATATCTGGTCTAAATGATTTCTTTAATGCAAGTTCATTTATTAATGCTTTGAAGTGACCACTATGAGCAGAGGCAGTTGGATATTCTTTTATAATTAATTTACCATAAGTTTTATCTGAAATCTTTTTAAGTTTATTATCATACAAATCTTTTGGCATTACGTGGAGGTCATCCATAGAAACGTCTAATAAGTTTGCGTCAATACGTTCAGCAATTCTTTCTTCAGCCATTTCTAAAGTGATATATAAAACGTTTTGACCCTCTGTTAAGAAGTGAGAGGCCATATGACACATAAACAAAGATTTACCAACACCAGTACCAGCAAGAGCAATATTCAAAGTCTTAGCAGGAACACCACCTTTGGTAATTCTATTCATATATTCTAGGTCAAATTTAAATCTTTTCTCTTTAGTGTGATACCATTCATATCTGTTTTGTGCGTCTTCAATATAATCGTGACCTACGTGGTTGTCAAAAGAGACTGCTAATGCGTCTGACAAAATACCAGGTATTGCCTCTGGTGTTTGTTTCTTATCTTTACCATCTAGTATTTTGATACCACTTAATACTGCATTATGCACGGCTCTATCTTTACACCACTTTTCAGTAGTATCTGATAACCATTGTTCATCTGTTTCTAAATCTTTTATAGCATTGATATAATCTTTTACCTTTTGGTGTTCAGTTTCGTTAATATCTTTTCTTTTACCAACTTCAATTAGTATTGCGTCTTTTGTAGGTACATTATTATATTTTATAATAAAATCATAACAAGCTATAAAGATAACTTGTTCAGTTCTCTCTACAAAGTAATCTTCTTTTAGAAAAGGTAAAACCTTTCTAGCATATTCTTCTTTGTGAAATAGATTGCTTAATATTGTATATTCAATTCTATCACTTATCATTTAATAACTTGCCTTTTTTAGCTTGTTCATCTAATAATTCTATTAGTATATCACCTATGTAATTTATAAATTCTTGATTATCATATAATACATAGTCTGTTGGATTTACATCTACCACATAATCAAACTTCATAGGTAGTTTGCCTTCTTCATCTTCCTTTTCGGCAAATCCAACTTTACCATAGTGATAAATTACTCCTTTGAATTTACCATCTACTAATTTAACACTAGAATAATCTGTATCTGCCTTTTGGGCAAACACATATCTACTCTTCGTCTTGTCCGTAGGTGAATTTTTGTTTTGTGTAGTCATCAATCTTTTCCAATATTTCTTTTGTATAATACTTTTCAGGCTCTGTATTGATAGACTTACCAAAAACTTTGGTGCCATCTGGCATTTCATATCTTGTAGATACTTTCTTAAAGACACCAGCTTCTTCGCCTAGTTCTAAAAGACCATAGTATCTGTCAAGACCAGTTTTATAAGTTAGTCTTACATCTATTTGAGCATTCTCTTTTGTTATTCTTGATTTAAAGTTTTTACAATGTATAATATTACCAACTACCTCTGTGCCATCTTTTTCTTTTCTTTTGCTTAGGTAGATGATTGATGAAGCAGCGTATTTCAAACCTGAACCGCCACCCATTTCTTTTTGTGGGAACATAGAACCAATAACATCATAAGTGTGATTGGTCATAATCATAGGAACATTTGCTTGTCCTAATTTAAGTGTTAAAACTCTGAAAGTAGATTTGACAATTTGAGACCTTGTCATATCTCTTGTTTCTTTACCAGCAGCCGTATCTTCCATTTCTTTTGTAGTAGATAACATACCTAAACTATCTAATACAAACATCATAGGTTTTCTTTTGTCTTCTGGTTGTTCTAAATATTTGTCAATTATTTTTATTGATTGACTTCTAAATTCTTGTACCGTTGCAACTGGCATAACAACAAGTCTTGTACTATCAACACCTCTACTTTCAACCATATCTCTGGATATAGCATTTTCTGATTCAAAGTAGATTACACCTGCGTCTTTATTCATTTCTAAAAATGATTTAACTACGCCTAATGCAAAAAAGGTTTTACCTGTAGCAGCTTCACCTGCAATTGCTGTAATTCTATTTCCTGGTAGACCACCATAGATACTACCTGATAACAAAGCGTTAAACGAATATGAACCTGTATCTATAAATGTACCTACATCACCACCAGCAACACCATCTTTGGCTAGGGTTGCATATTCATTACCTGTTTCTTTTATTATTTCTTTTAAAAAATCGCTCATATTCCATCATTTCCTTGTCTGTATAACTTATTGTATACCATTTTATGCCCATACTATAACATTGTTTTTTAATATTGTCAAGCTCCTTTGGGCTGAAGTCAAGACTAATATAATCATTGTAGCGCCTGTATATTGTGATTCTCATACTCTCGCCACATTTTTCTCATCTTTATATATTTAGAGTCTTTTGCTACTCTATCCCTAAATTGTTTAAATAACTTGGCTGCTTTTGCTTTTTCACTTGTTGCCCAATCTTTTTCCTGTGGTTTTACGTTACCATTTTCATCATACTTATTACCATCTTTGTGATTAGCGTATCGTCTGGCTCTTGTAAAACCCATTTCTAAAAATTTTCTACACATATCCATACCAACAAAGTCATTTACTGCTCTGTAATCAGCATACATTTCATATATTTGTTTTGCTGATTTTCTGGCTGTAGGTACGGTTTTAAATCGCCAGTATTTACATATTTCATTTGTGTAAGGTCTAACAAGTAATACGCCTTGTTCACCTCTACCTATACGATAAAGTTTTCTAATTTCTTTATCTTTAAAATCTAATTTCTTATAATCTAATTTGTAATCAAACTCTATCATCTAATAATATCAATCTTACTATCTTTAGTCCATACTTCTAGGTCTTTTCTTAAACGACCATCTTCGTTTAGTTTTGACCATCTTTTTGTGGCCATCTTTCGCCACCATTCTATAATCTCATTGTCGTAATACCGTCCATAGTTTAATGCTCTAACTATTGTATCAGTTTTACCATTTACTATATCTATATAGTTCTCAATACCATAGTTAGATACATAATATC